CTGTTGCAATTAGTTTTCCATCTAAATATATTTTAGTATGAAATTCTGCTAATCCATCTGGATAGCTTGTTGTTGTTTCAATACATATACGTTCACCAAAAGTTTGACGAACAAAGTTTAAACGATCTACTACCTTTAAATAAGATTGCTGACCTTTAATCTGTATATGTTGGTCTTTGGTTTGTTCTACAAATCTAGCTATTGCTGATTGTAATGTTGTTTCATTCATTTTATCCTCCATATTCTGTACCCTTGAGCAATAGCTCCCAGTACATATTTGTTATCTTCTCTTGCAAGGAATGGTAATTGCATTCTCCTGTAAGAACCCCTTCCGTATTTTCTTCTAATAAAAGTACCAAGTCTATTAGATGCGTTTTCACAATCTCTAACTGCAATTACTATATCTTCTTTAGTTGGTTTATTTTTGTTAGTAAGAAAATCATATACATAAAATACTATGCTATCTGCTACATCCATTTGATTTGCATAATATTTTAAATTACCCCATTTACTACCTGGATTTATTTTTTTAGGTATGGGTACGTTTTTTTCAATAGTTAAATCAATCATTATTTTTTAATTTTTCTTTAGTTCGTTTAAGTTTAATATTCGTATCATTAATATATCGCAAAGCATTAGCTAACTTATCTCTTAATTGGTTTCGTTCTAAAATAAGTCTAGCAAACTTAGTCATATATAAATTCTTTTCTTTTACTTCTTCCTCTAATTGTTTTTTTAAAATAAAAACATCATTCATAATATTCCAAAAATAATTAAAATAATTACATCAAGCATAATATGTTTTTAACCTATCTATGTATTCTTGTGGTATATTCTTCCACCAAAAATCTTGTTTTCTAATACTAGAAAAATCTGTTTTGACTAACATGGCTAATGTTTTTCTATCTCCATTAGCTATCTTTAATTTTAATTCCCATTGTCTTTGATATAAAATTAATTCTTCGTAGGCTTTTTGTAAATATTCAGGTTTCATTTCAGGTGTATTGTCAGGGTGAAAACATTTCACATCATCTACTGTTGCATAAATCAAACAAGGTTTATGATTAGGCAATACTTTGCTATACAAAGCCATTTGCATAATATCACTTGAGAATATTTTTGCATCTAAAGACCTAGACGATATTGACCAACCTTTTTTTGTTTGCCTAACCGAACCAAATAAATTTTTAAAATCTATAAAATACTTTTCTCCTACAGCATCCACAAACATTCTAAAGTAAGTTCCTACTCTATCATCCCAATGCACATATTCTAATTCAGACTTCCAACCTTTGTCTTGCAAAGACTCCACACCTTTTACAAAATTAATTACAATCTTTTTTGCTTGAATAGCAATCAATCTGCTTTTGGCATGGTCTTTATCATCTAAGGATTTATAGTTGCGAACCTTTTTAATTAAACTGTTTTCATCTTTATAGATCACATCATTTAATGTTTTGCCATGACAAATCATTTTTTGCACAGCTTCATGGATTAATGTACCCATCGTAAAAGAGGCATTACCAGGTAAAGATCGTCTTTCCTTTTCTGTTAGTATTATTCTTTGAAAGAACCTAACGTCTTCAGGTTGTTTATTTTCTGATACAGAGGTATTCTCTAAACCAAATTTTTTATAAACTTCCGAAACTGTATTTAAAAAATTATCCATTCTTGATTCGTTTTATAATTTTTAAATTTGATATTGTCAATCTATTATCAAACTATTTTTTTTATATTTACATTTTTATTAAAATAGTGTTTAAACGAATCACTAAGAAAGATTATGAGAATACCTAAAGAAATAGTTTATAGAAATTCCACAGCTAAGATTACCTATATTGACCATGATTTAGCTAAAAAAAGGGGTATTTTAGGCGAATATAACCCAAACAAGACAAGGATTGAAATAGATAAAGACTTACAACATAATAAGGAATTGCTATTAGAAGTTGTGCTACATGAAATCATGCACTTTGTGATAGACAAGTCCAATCAAGAAATAAGGTCAGAAGAAAAAACCGTAGATGGTTTGGCAAAAGCTATGACAAAAGTTTTTATAAATAATAAAAGTATCGTTCAATTTATTAAGAGGTGTTTAGATGAATAAATATTTGTGGGTGCTAATTGGTATTATGATTATTTGGATGACCGCAATTGTGAACGAACATTCCAAACCAAGTTTGTTTGATAAGTTAAAAGTAATTTATCCAAAAGCATTTGAAGAATTACTATGATTATTCATTTAGATTTATATGAGCAACAAACTGCCTCACAAGTAGGCCTAATGAGGGTGTTTGAATCCATTCATCATGGGGAAACTTGGAGTCATAATTACACCGGTAATTTTTATCAGCAAGTAAAAGATTCTGTTTCAGGAGCTATGGCAGAGTTTGCGGTAGCAAAATATTTTAAAATTAAACCACAAATTCATGTTAATCATGGTTCAGCAGCAGACATCATATTTAAAAATATTCATATCCAGGTCAAATCACAAACCTTGCAGAAACATTATCCACCTAAATATTACATTAGGCAAACTGCATTAGACCATGAATTGTTTTGTTTTGTCATTGATAAAATACCGCAATTTGAAATTAAAGGTTTTATTTTTGCTAAAGACGTTCTTAATGATAAGAGCAGATTAACAGATTTTGGTTATGCTCATAGACCACAAGTTTATTTGTTACAGGAAGAAGAACTTAAACCTTTTGATCAGATAGTATGATTATTGAACGATATTGGTCAATGCCAAGCCATAAAACTTTTGATATTAAACCTTTTAAGGATTTAATTAAAAATGAATTAGGTGATAAATATATTGATCCATTTCCATACCCATTTAAACAAGATGCAATAAATTATTTAAAAACTATACCTGATAATTCAGAAAATTATTTAGTATTTGATCCACCTTATTCTCAAAGACAATTAAAAGAAAAATATCATAACAATGGAATATCTTTTGAACATCCAATGAATACTTCTTATTGGTCTAATTGTAAAAAAGAAATATCAAGAATTATAAAAACAAGAGGTAAAGTTATATCTTTTGGTTGGAATAGTGGTGGAATAGGAGAAAAGTATGGTTTTAAAATTACAAAAATAATATTAGTTGCTCATGGTGGACAACACAATGATACGATTGCAACAGTTGAGATTAAAATATGAAAGTATTAGATTTGTTTTCAGGTATTGGTGGTTTTAGTTTGGGTTTAGAATCTACAGGATATTTTCAAACCATAGCTTTTGTAGAAAAAGATAAATTTTGCAGAAAAGTATTACAGAAAAATTTTCATAACATACCAATAGAGGAGGATATAAGAAATGTCAGAGGAGAAAGATACAAAGCAGATGTCATTACATCTGGTTTCCCATGCCAACCATTCTCAGTTGCAGGAAAACGAAAAGGAACAGACGATGACCGCTATCTCTGGGATGAAACTATTAGAGTTGTATCAGAGTGCAAACCAAAATGGTTTATTGGAGAAAATGTTGAAGGAATTATTAACATCAACAACGGCATGGTACTCCGACAGGTGCAAGATGATTTGGAAAAAGAAGGTTTCCAAGTCAGGTGTCTTATTATTCCAGCTTCAGGCATCGGTGCTTGGCATCAAAGAAAAAGAGTCTGGATTCTTGCCAACTCCAACAACACAGGAAACAGAACATCCAAATATGAAATTAACAAAAACAGGGAGAAGACTAACGAAAGATGGAAAGAACAGCCACAGTTTAAATCTAGCAGATACAGTCAAGATGTACCCAACTCCGACAGCAGGTTGTGTGGAGGGAGGGGAACAAAGCTCAAGAGTGGAGATGACAGAGAATGGGGGTTTTGTTCTAAGAAAGAAGAACAAACCAGAGATGACATTTGGAGCAAAACTATCGGATGCGATGATATATCTGGAGAAGAAAAAAGAACAACCTGGTGGCAAACTCAATCCGGAATTTGTGGAGTTCCTCATGGGATATCCTATGAATTGGACAAAGATAGATCCAACAGAATAAAAGCATTAGGTAATTCTATCGTACCTCAAATTGCTAGGCAGCTAGGACTTGCTATTATGAAAGCAGAAACAGAATGAAACTTAAAAATACATCACTAAATTTTTATGAAGTTACTAGGCTAAGTAAAGATATTTGTGATAGTGTTGCAAAAAAGCTAGAATCTGATTTGCCTAAATTTAAAACAGATGAATTAGTTTATGTCCATTTTATGGCACAATATGATTATTTTACACCTGACCAACTTAAAAAACTTGTTATGCACTTATCTAAGCAAGAGGTTAGTAAAAAATTATGATTAGTTCTATTATTGGCCACATTATAATCCCTTTAATGATGTTTATGCTAGTCATCATTTATTTAACTATTATGTTTGCAGAGTATTGGTGTAGTAGTTTGTGGGATTGGTGTAAAAAAATTTGCAGAATTATATATAACTCAAACAAAAAAAGAAAGGACAAATAATGAAAATAAATACTAATCCAGGAATGGTTATGATTGACTTATCTGCAAAAGAAGTGAGCATATTATTGGAACTCATTGATTTGGCTATAGATACTAGAACGACTTTGGATTCTACTTCGGATTCCTTTGCAGACCTAACTCACTTATCTAAGAAATTAAATTTAGATATTAAAGATATTTATACAGGTAATAATTTAGTTTAGTTATGAAAAAATCTAGTGCATTAGCTTATGTAGGTCATAACGCAAAAGGGGATAGGGAAGAAAACGATTTTTACCCAACACCTGAATCTGCAACTTTAGCTTTGTTAGAGAAACAAACTTTTGAGGGAGATATTTGGGAGTGTGCTTGTGGAGATGGTGCTATCTCTAAAGTATTATTAAATAAGGGTTATAAGGTTTATTCTTCGGATTTAATTAACAGAGGTTATGGCAGCTCTAACGTAGATTTTTTGCAATCTGATTTGAAAGCAGATAATATTGTAACGAACCCACCATTTAATCTAGCTGCTGAATTTACTTTACAGGCCTTTAAACTTGCTAGAAAAAAAGTTGTTATGCTTTCTAAGATTAGTTATTTAGAAGGTGTTAAACGTAGAGAACTTATTTTTAATCAAAACAAATTAGAAAAGGTTTTAGTGTTCAGTAGGAGAGTACCATTTAAAAAAAAATCATCTAATACATTAGCAGGTGGATTAATGGCTTTTGGTTGGTTTATTTATGACGTTAATTACAATGGAAAACCTACTATAGATTGGATTTAATATGGATTTGATTGCTTGGATTAAGTTAAAGGTATATTTATTATATTTAAGATTCAAATATCGTAGATACAAGGTAAAGAATAATAGGTGTATTCATAATACCGACCTGAATATTTGCGAACTCATGGAGGATTGCACTTGTGATAAAAGATAAACCCAACAAAGAATACTTTCAGAAATTTCCAGATGATCTAATGAATAACGAAGTTCTTAATGCTTATGAAAAGTTGATTTATGTTATTTGCAAATCCTTTGAGGCAGCTCCAAAAGGTTGCCGGATTTCTAATCAATATATTATGAAAAGAACAGGAATAAAGGATGCTAGAACTGTTTCTAAATACCTGGATCGCTTAACTATGTTCGGATATTTGGCTAGAAAAAGGCTAGATAATAAAACCAATCATGTAGTTTTTGATAAGCCTACTATGCAAAAATATATTCAGCACAATATAAATTGGCGGAACTCTCTTAAAAGGTCTTATGCCAAACGTAAAAATAAAACACTTAATAAGTGCGATATAATAGATATTAAAAGCTATCTTATTGGTACTAATTTAAAGAAATAGGTTGTGGATAAGTGTCTAATAAAACAAATTCCGTAGTATCATTTTTTGCAATTCGTAGTATCATTTTTTGATACTAAATATAGACTTATATATATACTTAAATATATAAAATATTCTTTTAAAATTTCTAATATTGGCTATAAGCTATCCTACAACCAAACTGTTCTAATCTTTTTGTAAGGATATAAAAAAAGGAATGTTGTTTAAAGCACCCCCCCTGATTATCTCTTTTGTGGGTTTTGTTATTATGTCTTTGTGGAATGGGTCGCCTGGAACATGATTAACTTACCTATTGATGAGCCTACTTTAGATAATTATTTGGCTATTGCTTCATACGTAGATTCCAAAATGCCAAGACCTAATAATAACAGAGTTCCTAGTATGTATAAAATATTGGATATTATTCCTGATTCTATGGATCATAATAGGTTTATTAAAGGCCGAATGAGAGTGATTCCAAGTTCAAAACAACTTGAGATTTATGAGTTTATTGCAGGAATTATGTTAAAAACAACTGATTACAATAGGGATTTATTATATTTGAGAAACTTTCCTTATAGAAAATCCTTTAGAGATTTAAAAAGATTCTTTTCTGACCAATCGCATGAAACGATAAGAAAAAACTATAATCTTGCTTTGTATGACGTTTGCAGACTCATTAATAAATTAAATATAAAAAAGATTTGACAAATTACCAAAAAATAGAATATGGCAATATATAATAGGGTTGTAATATATCCTATTGTGAGTCTAGGTAAGTTTTACAGAACCCTTTCTGTTATCCTTTCTTTCTTTCTCTTGCCTAGACTCTAAAAACTTTACTTTGGTAAATCTTAAATTGTTAATGTGTTTTATTTGTTCTAAGAATTCAACAATTTTAGATTTATTTAAATAGGGATTATGACTTGCTAAAATATTTTCAGCAGTAATCTTTTTTAGATCAAGTTCTTTTTTAGAAATTAAGTACATAATTAAAATAATAGAATATCCAAAAAGGACTTGATACGATTACAGCAGAAATAATAATTTCAATAATTATTTTAATCATATAATTTTTTTAATAATAATACAAAAGCTATCCAAACTACAAAAGCAATTACAGCAGTAATAATCATTAATAATTTTTTTGATTGAATGTCTTTTTTAATTCATTATCAGGAACTAAATATAAATCTTTTATATTATCCTGGTACAGCATAGAGCTTGATTTTAATTTATCAATTTTATTGAATAACTCAATTAAATTACTTGCTACGATATAAACTGATTTAGATTGATTATTTTTGTTATAACTTAGTTTGTATATCATGTTTTAACCTTTCTTTTAGTTTTTGATTTTGTTTGAATAGGAAGTTATTTCTTTTCACAAGTTTAGCGTTGATATTGCGTAACTTGTTTAAAGATTCTTTTAATTGAATGATTCTTACGTTCCAATTAATTCCTATAAACATTAGTTAAGCTGCTTCTTTAATTAAATGTATATCAAATTCAATTGAGTCATATATAAACTCTTTATTGTATTGATTTGCTAAGTATTCCAAAATATACATTATTAATTTATTATCTTTATTATTAACAGCATCATTATAGCTATAAAAAGATATAAAACCATCGCAGGAAGTTGTTCTATTTTTTAACCATTGTAAAAAATCATCATTTAATAATATTTTTTTATTTAATGATTTCATTTGTTCAATATCAATAGAACAATCAATTACATCGGTGTCATAATTATAATATTTAGGACTCCAAAGTTTTAATTTTTTAAAATCAATATTTACTTCTAATTCATTAAGCAAATAACTTTCAAAATTACTAGTCCAGGATTCAATATAAGATTGATGCGTTTTTTTATAATCAATATTATCAAAATTATATTCAGGGTAATTGCCGTTTTCATTATATGCTTCAATCATATGCTCAATATTTGAATCATGAATTGATTCATAAAAGCCACCGAAAGCAATTGATGTTTTAATTAGATTTTTTTTTGTCATGTTTTTTATCCTTTCTTTTTGGTTTAAATTAATAATCAATAGATAACCAGAGAGCAAGTCCGATAATACCAGCAAATCCTATTAGCATTGATAAAAACATATTATTAGTATATGCTCCAACAATTAAACCAATAACCGGTAAAGACATACACATTAAACAATATAAAAGGCCTGATAATATTTTAATCATTTTTTTTATCCTTTCAGTTTAAATTAATTAAGCTGCTTGTTTTTCTTTTAGTTGGTCTTGTGGACTTACTAAAATGCAATAATCAAGATTAGATAAAAAATTAATATCTTGGTCTGACCATGCTTTAACAATTTTATCTTTATAATTTTCAACAATGGATTGAGCATAAAAACAAGATTTTTTAATGCTCAACAAGTCTTTAACTTCGTACTTTGTTTTCTTCAAAAGACTTTCCGCAATATGTTGAACAGTAAAAAGTTTAGCACAATCTGAAACAGAAGCTGCATAAGGGTGGAATTCATTAAAATCATTTCCAAAGCCTCTGTGTTTTTTTTCATCAGTTTTATTCATTTCAAATAACTGATCTCTGTAATCTGTCCATGTAATGTTGCTTAAAATATGTAACTTAATAAAAGCATCATTAACTTTTTTGATTGTTTCTTTTTGTAGTTTTTTTTGCTGTGCGTTCATGTTGTTTGTCCTTTCTTTTTAGTTAATTGATTGTTTTTCTTTAGCTGCTTGATACATTTCAGTAATAATATTACTTGAACCAGGCTTATAATTATTAACTAAAGAATTAAATTTATTATCAGAGAACCTTTTAATATATTCTAATCTTTTGCAACTTATTACAGATGCAAAATTATCTTTACACTTTGATAATGTTGCAGATAATCCTTTGTAAAAAGTTGAGTTTGAATATTCTAAATTGAATTCATATTCATTAGAATCATTTTCAAAGGTTACATACCAAGCAAAAGTCTTTTTATCTTTTGTTGTATATGTTTTGTTTATTGTGTATTTCATATTATATCCTTTCGTTAAGTTTAAATTATTAAAGTGTAAATCAATTGTCAATAGATAAAATTAAATAAATATAAAATAATTATGAGTACAGAACTAATAGAACAAAAAAAGAACACTCCAGGACGCAGAACCAAGTATAATAAAACTCTAATAAAAGAAATATTGGAAGACTTGGCAGCTGGTTTATCCATTCGTAAAACTTTAGAAAAGCCAGGCCGTCCGGCCTGGAGTACGTTTAGAGATTGGTTAAATAAATACCCTGAACTTGCGAACTCATATGCAAAAGCAAAGGCAGATGGAATAGAGTTTGTTTTAAATGATGCTGAAAAGTTATTAAATGATACAATAGAGGAAACAAGATATAAAAAAGGTGATCTTGCTATGACTCATCTTGTTAAGGCTTCAGTTGACCTGGCAAAATGGAAAGAT